TGTTCTATAAAAATACTATTACCAAAATTTAAAGCATCAAAATTATTATTAAATTCAGCATTAGCATTTAAAGCTAACAATAATTCAGTAGCAATATTATCTGTTTTAGGTAAAATACCAGAAGTACCATCGCCAGTAGTTATAGATACTGTTATATTATTATCAATATTTATTATATAATCAGTTTTTATAACACCTTTTTTAACATTTATTATAGCTTGACTATCAGTTAAAAAAACTACATTTTCACCAAAGTTAGAATAATTATTTAAACTATCTAATTTATAAGAAAATAAATCAGTTATATCATTATGTTTACCAAATACATTTATTTTAATTCTATTTTCAGGAGGTAAAACACCAGTTTTACAATCATAAATAGAATCATATTTGTAAAAAGTTTCATAATATTCTAATTGTTCTTTTCTTACATAAACAGCTTTATTGACAAACTCATCAAAATTATAATAAGGGATACCTTGGTTATCATGACCTGAAATATTAGGTGATGTAACAAATAAAGGTACTAAACCAACTTCTTCATTATCAACAGTAAAAACCCAATAATAACCTATAGCACCACCATTTATATAATAAGCCTGTTTACTCCAAGTAAATCTATTATCACCATATTTATAATATTGTAACCCTTCTTTAAATTCAGGACAACTATCTTCAAGAGGTGTATTTACTAATTCTGTTGTATAAGTCCATTCAGAAGGTAAATCATCTAAATCATTTTTGATTTTATTTTCAATATCAGTTAATGTATCACCAGGAGAAATAAAAAAATCAAAACCTACAACTTCTCCAAAATCTTCATCAACTATTGAAAAATATAAATTATCACCATCAACCATATTCTTTTCAAAGTATTCAAAATATATATGGTCTTTTATTGTTTTAATATTAGCTGAATAATTATAAGTATCAACCATTTTAACAGTTTTATTTTTATTTACAATTATTGTGTTGTCTGCTAAATTTAAAACATTTAAATCATTTTGAGGATTATCTACATTATAAGTTAAATAATCTAATGCTTCTTGCTCATAATTAAGAGTTTTTTTCGACATATCATTTAAATCATAAATAGAAATTGATTCGGAGTTATCAGTATTAAAAACTAACATATATTTTTCAGTATTTTTATTTATTAAATATAATTTAGAATTATCTCCAAATAAATTATTATTTAAAATAAAATCAGTTGGGTTTCTTTTACTTATACCATCAACTATTGAAAGATTACAATTTATTGATTCTTCACATTGGTTTTCTAATCTAACATCTGGTGATTGTTGCGAAACTCCACCATATAAACCAGTTATTGTATGATTAACTAATGCCATTTTATATCCTTATTTTTATATTATTGTTTTTATCTATAATTTCTTAAATTATAAATATTGCTATTACCACTATGAACTATATTTTCACTATCTAAATCAATTTGATATAATTCGTTTCTTGCTGTTTCTAAATTATTTTTGTTTAATTTATATAAAGTTTCAGAACCATCCATATTATTTGAATATATTTCAGCAGATAAGCAAGTTATATATTCTTTTGCTTGTATTATTAAGTCATCAAAATTTAAATTTATAACTAAATCACAAATTATATTTTGAGTGAAAATAAAAGTATTATTATCTCTATCATATAATCTATCACCTCTAATTACAGCATTTACACTTTCACCATTTTCTAACTTTATATTATCTATTTTTAAAGTATTTGTAGGTATATAAATAAAACCATCTATATTTTTAACTATTGTGAAATCAATATCAGTGTTAAAAAACCAACCTTTACTTAATACTTTATTTTTATTTTCTATTAGGATATCATGTGCTATTGAACTTTCATCATATTCGTTAATTTCATTAACCTTTGATTCTCCTAAAATTCTAATTATTCTATTTGTTGCGTCTAATTCATTAAACATTTTCTATCCTTTTATTTTTTTGGTTATAAATTTAATGTTTTTCATTAAAATTATCATATTTTTTTATAAAGCGAAAAAAAGTTATATAAGATTTCTCCTATATAACTTAATATCTTATTGTGATTTGAAAGAGATAGCACACTCTGGTCTTAAGTAACCATGTCCTGAAACATAAGAACTCATTATTTTAGTAGCATAAGCATCTTTTCTATCAACAAATCTTGTATCCATACCAATTAAATCAACAGTAGCAACTGCAGACATTGTAAATACAACACCATAAACATTAGTAGCATCAACACCATGATAAGTATCAGCAGAACTATCAACTCTTTTTAAGTTGTTTGATTGTAAAACTTTGATACCAGCAACGTCTATAACTGTACCTTTGTCAAATCCACCATTATCAGTTGTAAAATCTTTACTAACAATTTTATCTAATCTTGAAAGAGCATTGTATTCAGATGGAGCTAATATAACATAAGCTTCTTCTTCAACATTTTTTTCAGCTAATATTTGTTTTGCTTCAAAGATTGAATCAAATAAAGCTTCACCTTTTAAAGTAATATCAGTTGATTCTAAATCAGCATTAGTAATTTCTGAACCACCTGGTAATGTAGGTATTTTATTAGCACTTCTTGAACCAATTATAATTTCTCTAATTCTATCATAATCATATTTGTTTATTAAAGTTTGAACCATAGCATTTTTAATAACTGTTCTTTCATTAAAGTCATTCATTTTAGAATCTATTTCTGTAACTTTTTCAACAGATGTAATTCTTGGTTCAACAACTATAATTGTATTTGAAAATTCAATATCATCTTGACCTGCTAATTCAACACCATCCCATTGTTGTGTAAATGAACCTGCACCAGAGTTTTTAAACTCATAAGATTTACCTGATTGAATTGTTTTTTGTGTTAAAAGTCCGTTAGTAACAGGTTTATTTAACCATGCTTCTTCTACCTCACCTTTGAATATTTTTTGATATAACTCAGTTTTATCAACTCCGTTATTTTTTGAACCTGGGTATGTAATTGCCATTTTTAATCCTTTATATTTTTATTTTATATTTTAATTACGTTTTTTCTAATTTTTAAAAGTTTTGTTCTTCTTTGTTAATTTTCTTTTCAATAACTAAATAGTATCCTATAAATAATAATGCCTCAACATAATATTTTTTCGGGTATTCTATATTTAAAATAATAATTATAAATGGACTTACTATATATAAATTAATATATATGCCAAATATTATAAATTACTATTTGCTATTTTTTTTTCAACTTTTGCTCTAAATTTAGGATCTCTTTTATACTCTACACTACCTAAATCTTTTAACATTTCAACATTACTATTGTATTTATCTTTTGAAACATTTTTATTTGTATTACCATTTATTTTTCTAACTGGTTTTTTTACATTGTTTTTTTCAAATAAGTTTTTTAATTCTTTTGCTGCTTCTAAAGCTTTATTTTTATCATTACTTGATAATTCTTTATTAAATAATTCTATTTGATAATCAGAAAGATTATTTTCACCCCATTTTAAAACTTTTGACATTTCTTCTTGTGGTGCTACATTTTTATAAATAGAATTAACTATTTCATAACTTTTTCTATCATTTTCATTTTTTAAATTTGATTTTACTTTAAAATCTAAATTAGATAAATATTCATCAATTATAATATCAGGTACATTATATTTTTCTTTTATATCTTTTCTTGTTTCTTCTGAAATTGATCCATTATTCTTAATGTATTCATTAGCATAAGAATTGAAAGACTCTTTATCTTTATCATCCATATCCGAGTCTTTAAAAAAATCAATATCTTCTGTAATTTTAATATCTTCAGTTTCACCATTATTTAACTTCTCTTTCTCTTCATTTTCTTCTTTATTTTTTGAACCTATCTTGCTTTCAAGTTTTTTATAATATTTTAATTTACCTAATTCACTTAATTCTTCTAAATCAATATCATCTTCAATATTTAATTTTTCTTTAAGTGAAATTATTGAATTTTCTAATTCTTCATAACTATTAAATTTATTAGCAATTCTATCTATTGCTTCTTCTTCTGTTTCGTTTTCATTAGAAATTTTTTCATTATTATTGTTTTCTTCTTCGTTATCAATAATTTCTTCATTATTGTTATCGTTTTCTTCAATATTTTCTTCTTCTGAATTATCAACATTATTATCATTCATAATGTTAATTTCTTCTTCACTTAATCCCATTTTTTCATAATACTCGTTTGAATTTACATCCATAATTTATCCTTTTTTTTATTTTAATGTGTTTGTATATTTTTATAAACTTTCTTTTTTAAATTCAACTTATTATTTTTAGATAAATCTTCAATAGTTTCATTTAAATTTTTAATAACTTCATTTAAATTATCAACAGTTTCAATCAATTCTCTATTTTTAATTTGTAATTCTGATTTTGTCATAACTTTACCCTTTTATTTTTTGTTCATTTTGTTGTAATTCTTTTTGAACTACACCTTTTGTTAATTCATTTATAGCACCAGGAGCACTATCTTCAATTAATTTTTGTTCTTGTGCTGCTGCTTGTTCTTCTTGTAATCTATCATCAGATTTTATAAGTATATTCATATCAATACCTAAATTATCTCCAATTCTTCTTATATATTCTTTAACATCAATTTGAGAAATTGCTGCTTCACCAAATACTGAAATTTGTTGTAAAAATGTATTTAAAGCTACAACTTCACTATTTCTACCTAATGCTTCAATACCTGTTTTAATTTTAATATCAGTAAATTTAACAGGTGTTTTAGGTATTTTAGAATTTTTTTCTAATGTTTTTATAAATAATTTAACAAGTGGTAATTGTAATTCTTCTGCTAATGTTGAATAAACACCACCTAATGTATTTTCTAATTCATTAGCTAACATTCTTATTTCTTCTGCTGTAACTCTTTCAGCATCTCTTTGAGCACCATCAGCTAATAAAAAATGTTTAGAAACTCTTCTTTCAATATCTAAAATTGTTTCTCTTAATATTTGTAAATCATAAGATTTATTAACTTGTAAAGGAGCTATTAAATTAGCTTTACCACTTACAAAAGCACCATTAGGAGAAGAATTTAATTTTTTAATATTTATACCAGAAGCTGGATCAACAAGAAATTTAATTGAAGACATTATAGCAGCAGATTCAACTATTGTTTTACTACCTTCTTCTAATGTTTTTAAATCACCTATTACTAAATCACAATGAGAACGTCCATAATTTTCATTTCTTACAGCACTCCATCTTAATGCTATAAAAGGTAATTCATCTTTTTTATAAGTTATCCTTGTATCTTCAATAATCATTTTACCTATTTGTTGATAAGAAACAAATTCTCCATTTTTTAAATAAGCAGTTGTGAATAAATCATATTCTTTAATATCTTTTTTATCACTATCTGTTGAAGTTTCAACTTCATTTTCTATAATTAAATCTTTTATATCTTCATCTAATGCTTCAAATGATATAAGTTCTTTTGTAATTATTTTTAATATATTACCAAAACTATCTCTTTCTATAACATATTCTTCTATTGAAAAATTTCTCATTTTATTATTTTCATCTATATATAATAATGAGTTACCACTAACTATTAAATTTGTAATAGCATTGAAAATTGTATTTCTAATTGAACTACTATTTATTTCAGTCAATATATTGTTTTCTAAATTTTTTAATAATTTTTCTAATTCAATTCTTTCATTTTCAGGTAATGATAATTTAACTTCTGATTTTAATTCAACATTGAAAAATAATTTTGAAGGAGGTAATAAAGTTAATAATAATTTATTAGCTAGGTTGTTTACACCATAAGACCCAACTGATTGATACAAATCTGTTAAATCTGTATTAGAGTCTGAACCTTCTGGTAATATTAAATAATTTATAGTATAATATGAAGAAACTCTACCTCTATCTAAAAATGGATCTCTATCATCTTCTAATATTTTATACTCTTTGTATAAATCTAAATCAAACATATTTATATCCTTTTATTTTTTTTATGTATTTAAACCAGTTGAAGTATCAGAACTTAAACCTATTTGTTTTTTTTTAATTTGTAATTGTTTTAAACCTTTTACTTTTGTATTAAGTTTTGTATCTGTTGTTTCTGAACCTAATTTAATAGATGCAGAAGGGACTGGTGCTGTTGGTGTTGGTAATTTAGGTGCGTCTGGTTTTGATGCCATAATTTAATCCTCTTCTTCTTTTTGATTTTCTAATATAAGTAATAAACCATTAACTAATGCTCTTTGTCCAGCATAATATATATTTTCTTCTTTTGTTAATGAAATATCATAACACATTTCAGGTGTATTTTTATCTAACATTTGTATTAAGTCATAACTTAATTCTGGTATTTTATCCATAACTTTATCCTTTTTTGTATTCTAAATGACTTATTTTTGAAAATGGTATAACTAAAAATTTATTACCATCATAAGTTTCTCTAATCTGTAAATTGTCAAAATTATCTTTAACATATTTATATAATTTTTTTGTTTCTATTACTGAATAATTTAATATTTTACCTTCTTTATTTATATAACTCTGTATTGTTAAAGTAGGGTACATATAATTATTTTCAATAGCATACATTCTTTTTTCAAATTCTGTTTTACTACCTGTAAATCTTGAATATCTAATTGTAAAACTATCCCAAGATTTTTCACTTTGTTGTATTCTGTTTGCTATCGTTTTTAAACCATAATTATCTTTTAATAGTAAATCAACTCCTGCTGAAATATCTAACATATTTAATATATTATTATCCATATCTTCAATACTATAAATATCTATACATTTTAATTTTTTTATAAAATAATCTTTATTGTTTAAAAATAATTTATTAGCTTTTTTTAAATCTTTTTTAAAATCGTTTTTTCTTCTATTGTTATTCATATTATACCTTTTTTTTATTTTTTGGTTGTAGATTAAAGTTTTTTACTTTTTTCTACCATATTTATTATAATATATATTAACATTATTTTTTTTCTTTTAATTAAATATTTTCAAATTTATTTTAAATGAGAGAAAAAAATGAATAAAATGTTTTTAATTTGAAAATATTAAAGAAGTAAAAAAAATAAAAAAAAGGTAAATAATTATTTTACATTCTTAATGGGGTTAGTTGAAAAAGAATTTAGATTTTTTAATTT